GGAAACTAAATCAAACCCAAGAGGTATTAAAAAAGTAACATTTGGTTCTGGTGGACTTAAGGCTAAATTAACTAACAAAGATGCTAAGAAGTCATATAACGCTAGACACGGGTGTTCTAAGGGTAAACATAACGATAAATGTAAAGCTGGATATTGGTCATGCAGATTACCTAGATATGCTAATAAACTAGGTTTATCTGGTGGTGGTACTTGGTGGTAAAATATAATTAATATGGATAGGTTACAAAATTATATGTTTTTTGAGAATCTAGAGCAAATCTCTAGAGATATTAATAAATTAATGTCGTTAGACAAAGAAAAGATTGACGCTATTATAAGTAATGGGCATGATTGGGTTGGTGAGCATATAACAACCGCAAAGGATGATATCGAAGAAATCACTAACTTTTTATTAAGTAATGCTCAAGAAGATAAACCATATGGTGAAGAGATTGGTGAGAATGGTATTATTAGAAGGACTTTCTCTGAGAATGTTAATGAATCTGAACTAGAGTGGCATAGAGATAAAGAAGATAGAATTGTTTTACCCATTAATGAAAATGATTGGTCAATTCAATTTGACAATGAATTACCTAAGAAGTTAAACGTAAACGAAGAGTTCTTTATACCAAAAGAAACTTTCCATAGAGTTATTAAGGGTTCTACTGATTTAGTAGTTGAGGTCATTAAAACAACTTTTGAAGAAGATGAGTATGAATTATTTGAAGCATACGAAACTTACGAAGTTATAGAAGAGGGTAAAAAGAAGAAGAAAAAGAAGAAGAAAAAGAAGAAGAAGAAAACTAAAAAAGATGCTTGCTATTATAAGGTTAAGGGTAGGTATAAGGTTTGGCCTTCGGCATACGCTTCTGGAGCATTAACTACGTGTAGAAACGTTGGTGCTGCTAACTGGGGTAATAGTACTGATGAATCTGAATTAGATGAAGCTAAAAAGAGAAAACTAACAGCCAAGCCTGGGGTAATAGTACTGATGAATCTGAATTAGATGAAGCTAAAAAGAGAAAACTAACAGCCAAGCCAAGTTCTGAAACAAATCTAGGTGATTGGTTTAAGAGAAAAGGCGCTAAAGGTAAAACAGGTGGATGGGTTGATTGTAATACTTGTAGAAAAGATTCTAAGACTGGTAGAAATAAATGTAAACCTTGTGGTAGAAAAGAAGGTGAGAAGAGAGCTAAGTACCCAGCATGTAGACCAACACCAGGAGCTTGTAAAGCAAAAGGTAAGGGTAAAAAGTGGGGTAAAAAGTCAAAGAAGAACGAAAACTTGCAAGAATCACATAAAAATACTATATTTGTAGAAAACATAGATATGAAAGACCTTATAGTACATAACTTACACGAAACGACTCAGCCAGAGGTGAAGCCAGATGTTAAACCTACAGTTGTTCCTCAAAAAAATCCTTCACCATTAAGAAGAAGATTGTGGGAAAGTAAACCAGCTAGTAAACCAAAGCCTAAAATGGGTAACAACAATGATATTGAATAATGGAAGAATTATACTTAATATACGTTAATAAAATTGGTGAGGACTGGACTGGAAAACATCTTTATGAATTCTTGTTTTCAGATACAACTGAAAATGTAGATGGTGATGATTGGGATGCTTATCCAGCATCTGGTAGACCATCACCACCAAGTGAGGGTTTTGTTAAAAGAGTTGGTAAACTAGTTAGTAATGAATTAAAATTAAAATTAGTTCAAAATAATAGTGAGTTTGCTGTTTGGGATGCTGTTGATGGTGTTGTAGCTTTAGCTTGGGAAGACATGGATGATTATGATGAATATCCAGAAAATAGAATTGCAATTCACTTTGGTGAATCAATTAAGAGTGTTGAAGATAAATTATATGAACATGATTTAGTTTTAGATTATAACAATATTAATGAAACTATTAAAAATGAGAATTAAAAAGAAACATATTAAAGAAAAGGTTGAAACTATAAAAAAAGACCTTGAATCTAAAGATATAGAAAAAGAAAAAGAATCACCTATAGATGCTAAAGCAGATAAGGTTGATACAGAATTAAGTGATAAATTAGACCAGGTTAAAAAACAACTTAGACCTAGTATAGAGGGTCTTGAAGATGAACTTGAATTAATGACTGGTAGCAAAGATACTGCTGAAAAGCTTACCCAAGATATGGTTGATGCCGCACTTAAATCAGAAGGTAAAAATAAGGAAAAAGAAAGTCCTATCCATAAAGAAAAGTGGGAACGTTGTGTTAAAGATGTAAAGAAAAAATCTCCAGATGTAAATCCTTATGCTGTTTGTACAGCTTCAATAGGGTACGAAGGTTCAATTAAAAAACCACATAGAAGAAAAGATGAAAATGAAGAAAGAATAGCTTCAGATGCAATAAAGCATGGTCAAACTCAAGGCGAGGTCGGTGATGAATTTTATGATTTACTAAAAAGTTTACCAAATGACGATAAGCCAACACCAAAAGACAACAAAGATGAACCGCTAAATGATTTACCATTCGAGTCTGTTAAACCTAAGATGACTAAAAATGAGTTAATAGAAAGTGTTGTTGGTAAAAAAACGAGAAAAGTAATAAAAACAATTAGTATTAAAAATTTAAGAAATGAGTAAATATAGAGAATTAGCAAAAAAAGCTTTAGAAGAAAATAGAGGTAAGTCTAAAGAAGTTGTAAATGAAAACTATCTTTATAAAGAAGGTATTACTGAAAGAATGCACCCACAATTAGAATCTAGGTTTAGGGAGGGTAAACATTCTTTATCTGACTGTGGTATTATGCCAGAAGGTGATATTATCAGTAGTGAATTAAAATTTCTTCGTGAGAGATTTGAAGAGGTTGTAAAGAGATGTAGAGAAGCTTTTGATATGGATGANGTTGATAATTCTGTTATCATGAAAGAACAAATGCCTTTGGTTATGGCTGCTATGGCTATGGAAGAAGATAATAAAGAAGCGCTTGAAAAGTTAGCTGTTGAGATGATTATGGAAGAATTTGATATTCCAGAAGGTGCTGTTGAATTTGAGGCTAAATTAAACCCTAATATAACAAGAGAGGGTACTATTGATGTACCTACAGAAAGTAAGTTAGATGAGGAGTTTAATAATAATGATGAAAAAGTTATGGCAAACAAACATGTTAAGAAGAGAAGAGTTCTTAACGCATTAACTCAAGGTGCTGCTAAGAGTGTTAATCATATGTTCCATATGGTACACGACCCATTAGTTAATATAAACCCTAGATTACCAGGAAACTATAAAAAAATGATGTCAGCCGCTGATTATATGTATTTTATAATTCCAGATATGGACTTAGGTGTTAATGGTGGTAAATGTGATTGTGACTATATAGAAACTGAAGATGGTGGGACTAAACCTGTTATTAAAGCAGAAGCATTGGTATTTCCTGTATTAGTTCATGAGCTTTATAAGGGGGTTATGGGTGTGTTATCTACGGTAGGGTTACCAACTGAAGAGAATATAGCTGAGTATGTTATCGGTAAGGCTGATTTTATTAAGGCAGAACCAGATGATATGAGATTAGGTACTCCAATGTGGAGAAGGTTTTGTGACTGTATCCCAGGTGATGATTTTAATTTAAAACATTATGTTTATTCCAACTTGGCGGCATTACCGCCAGATGAGTTTAACTCAACTATGAAGGAAGTTTTAGGTAAAACAAAAGAAGGTAAGACCTTAATTTCAGATATGGTTTCTGAAATTAAACAACAAATTATTGAAGATGAGTATAATGAAAGTCTAAATCAGAACGATGATTTATTTGATATCAATGAGTTATTAGACTAGTCTATAATTCATACTATTATTAAAAGAGCCGCTATTATGCGGCTTTTTTCTTTTTTTAACCTTTCTAGTATATTTATAAATAAAGAATATGCTTACAGGACAGGAAATATTGAAAGAGTATTTGAAATGTATTCAAAACCCATCATATGCGATTGAAACTTATTTAGAAACTAAGGATTTAACGCAAGGTGGTTTTGTTCCATTCAAACTGTTCCCTAGACAAAAAGAAATTGTGGAGGCTTATGACAAGTATCCATACAATTTGGTAACTAAGCCTAGACAGGCTGGGATTTCTACAACTACACAAGCGTATATGGCTATTAAGGCTGGTTTTTGTCATCCAGACAACCCAGAGACTATACTTATCATAGCAAATAAACTAAAATTAGCTCAAAAATTCGTTAGAGGTATCAAGGACTATTTAATTCAATTACCCAGATGGATTTGGGGACCAGATTACTATGGCTCTGAAGAGAACGAAAAGAGAGATATATTTGTAACAGATTCAAAAATAGAAATCGAACTACCAAATGGAACACAAATTATTGCAGTGGCAACTTCAGAAGATGCACTTAGAGGTTACACACCAACTTACCTTGTTTTCGATGAGGCCGCATTTATCGACAATGGTGATGCAGTTTACGCTGCCGCTATGTCATCATGTGCTACTGGTGGTAGGGTAATGTTAATATCCACACCAAATGGTATGGACCCACTTTATTACAAGACTTATGAACAATCTAAAATTGGTAAGAATACTTATAACGTTATTGAAATGCGTTGGTACGAAGACCCTAGATATAATAAAGACTTAAGATGGATTAAAAAGAATGAAGCTGGGGACATAATAGAAGAGATAACCGAAGTAGAGTTTATTGTTGATAACTACGATAAAAAGATTAAAGACGGTTATAAACCAACATCTACATGGTATGAAAACATGTGCATGACATTAAATAATAATTCTAGAAAAATAGCACAGGAATTAGATGTATCATTTCTAGGTTCTGGTGGTAATGTTATTGCTGACGAAGATATAGTATTCCATGAAGAAAATAATGTTAAAGAACCTATTTGGGTTGATGGTAGAGAAAAGGAATTCTGGATTTGGGAGAAACCTGTTGAGGGGCATCAGTATATAATGGGTGTTGACGTTGCTAGGGGTGACGGTGAAGATAGCTCAACTATAGTAATCGTTGATTTCACCACAATGGAACAAGTTATGGAGTATCAAGGTAAGATACAACCAGATTTATTGGCTGAACTTGTTTATGAATATGGTAATCTATATAAATCTTATACAGTAGTAGATATTACTGGGGGTATGGGTGTTTCAACTGTTCTTAAACTTTTAGAATTAGATTATAAATATTTACACTATGACGAACCTAGAGGTAGAGTTTTAAATAGTAAGAAAGGTCAATTAGATTTACATAGTAAAGATAATAAAGTACCTGGATTCAATGTAAACGGTGTTCGTACACCTATGATTGCACATTTAGAATTCATGATTAGAAGTAACGGTATTAAGATTAGGTCTAGAAGAACTACTTCTGAGATGAGAACATTTATATACAAAAATGGTAAAGCTGACCATATGGATGGTTATCACGATGATTTATTAATGTCATTTGCGATGCCTCTTTGGGTGCTTGAGCATTCATTTAAGAAATTGGAAAAATTAGAGAAGCAGAGTAAGGCTATTTTAAGTAGTTGGAAGGCTGGTGCTTCTACTGGGGGTAATAATAACGATAATTATAACACAGGATTCGTGTCTAAAGAAAATAGAGGTAAAAAAGCAAACCCTAAACCTAAATTTGACCGAAATGTGTCTAAAAACATGCAAGACCCAAGAGGAGACTATTTATGGGTATTAAGTGGATTAAAATAAATTAAATTATGGGATTAGGACCTAAAGTATTTGTAAGGAAAAATGGTTTTCAGAAAGGTGGACAATTATATAAGTGGTCGCCTGGTTCTGATAATAAAAAGAACCCTAAAACTGCTGTTAAAAGTAATTATTTTTGTGTTACGGTACCTGGAACACAAGGTAATGATTATAAAACAACATATACTTATGTTGTTGTAGTTGTTAATGGTCAAGCTGAAAGACATGCTTACGTTGAGTGTGATTATGTAAAATAACCATTTAATTTTAATTATTTTTACTTATAATTAACAAAAAAGAACAATATGGCTGATAAAAATAAAATGACAATATTCCAAAGGTTAAATAATATCTTTACTACTGATGGAATAAACATACCTAAAAATCAAACTAATAGATATTCTATTGGTAATGATGTTTTATTAAAAACACAGAATAAACAAGACTATGAAGCTGCAAAAAAACAAGCACAACAAAACAAATACCTTGGTGGGATGTGGAAAAAGGTTGATGGAGAACTTTTCCAACAATCAATACATTATGAAACTACTCGTATTGGGTCCTATAGTGATTTTGAAAGTATGGAATTTTATCCAGAAATTTCTGCGGCTTTGGATATTATGATGGAAGAATCTACCACGGTTAATGAGAAAGGTAGAATGCTTAATGTTTATTCATCATCTGATAGAGTCAAAACCATTTTAGAAGATTTATTTTTTAACCGATTAGATATACACACGTCTCTACCTATGTGGACTAGAAACACATGTAAATATGGTGATAACTTTGTATTTTTAAATATTGATGATAAAGCTGGTGTTGTTGGTGCTAGACAATTACCTAATTTCGAGATTGAAAGAAGAGAGGGTGATATATTCAATACTTTAGGTGATAAGGGTGAAGATAAAACACCTAGACCTAAGTTTTATTGGAGAGGTAGAGATATGCAATTTAATTCTTGGCAGATAGCGCATTTTAGACTTCTTGGTGATGATAGAAAGTTACCATACGGTACGTCTGTTTTAGAAAAGGCTAGAAGAATTTGGAAACAATTAATACTATCTGAAGATGCTATGTTAATATATAGGGTTACTAGAGCGCCAGAAAGAAGGGTATATAAGATATTTGTTGGTAATATCGATGATGATGATGTGCCTTCTTATGTTGATGAAATAGCCAATAGATTTAAAAGAATGCCTATAATAGACCCAGGTACTGGGCAAATAGACCTTCAATACAATCAAATGGCTAATGACCAAGATTTCTTTATACCAGTTAGGAGTGAAGATGCTCCAAATCCTATTGATACTCTTCCAGGTGCAGCAAACTTAGACCAGATTGCTGATATTGAGTATCTTCAGAAAAAACTATTCACCGCTTTAAGAGTACCTAAATCATTTTTAGGTTATGAAGATGCTGTGGGTGATGGTAAAAATTTAGCTTTACAGGATGTTAGGTTTACTAGAACAGTAAATAGAATCCAACAAGCAATAATTATGGAGTTAAATAAGATAGCTATTTTACATTTATTCTTGTTAGGTTTAGAAGATGAATTAGATAACTTCACACTTACAATGAATAATCCATCAACACAAGCTGAGATGCTTAAAGTTGAGCAACTACAATCTAAGATTACATTATACAAAGACGCTGTTTCTGATGCTGGTAATGGATTTGCACCTATGAGTATGACTAGAGCTAGTAGAGAGATACTTGGCTGGTCTGATAATGAAATTAAGAACGATTTATTAGAACAAAGAATGGAGAAAGCTGCATCTACTGAAATGGAGAATACTGCTAATGTTATTAAACATACTGGTACATTTGATGAGGTTGATAAAATATATGGTGATATTGATGCTGCTATGAACGCTTCTGGTTCAGCTGAAGGTGATGAAGGTGATGAAGGAAGTTCTGATTCTGGAGGTGGCTTCGGAGGTGGAGGTGGCTTCGGAGGCGGAGGTGGCTTCGGTGACGATTCTGGTGATGACGCATTTGGTGACTTAGGTGATGATGATGCTGGTGATGAAGATACTGGTGGTGATGATGCTGGCGCTGAAGATACTGGCGGTGAAGATACTGGTGGTGATGATGCGTTTGGTGAGTCTATGGATAAAGCTGAAAACTTGATTTTAGAAAGCAAAAAGAAATATAAATCTAAGGTTAAAAAACACCAAGATAATTACTTTGGTAAGTTACTTGAGTCTATTAATCCTAATGAAGAAAAAATTATTAATAAGAGAGTTAATATTTCTAATAAGAATTTTAAAGTTAATGAAACTATAAATGGTATGATTAACGATATAGACAAAATGCTAGATGAATAAAACTTTTAATATAAAAATGCATATTTATTAATAAAAGACTAATTATGAAAAATTTTGGTAAAATTAAAAATACTTTTAATACAATATTAGCGGAAGCAATAACTGATAAAGACGAAACTAAAAAAAGTTTATTTAAAAGTTATATTAAAATATTAAAAGAAAATAAAATACTAAAAACTCAATTTGACATTTATACTAAGATTGAGAAGATGGTGGAAGAAAATCAATTCAAAGCTGAAAAAAAGATAAACAGAATTATTGAGTCTATTAGAGAATTTGAACATAAGGCAATTATTGAAGCTAATAAAAAGTTAGCTGAGTTAATTAGTGATAAAGAAATAGAAGATTATAAGAGTGAAGAGCTTCACGAGAACATTTCAAATCTTATATTTTCTGTAGATGTTGACACTTATGTTGATTCATTATATGAAACTATTGAATACGCCAAAAAGAATACAATTAAAGAAGAGGTTAAAGGTAACGGTGTGCCCAATGAATTACTAGCTAAGTTAGCAGTTGATAAATTTAATGATGCTTATACTGAGTTAGATGAGAGCACTAAGAAAGCTGTTAAGGTTATTGTTGAGGGTAATGACGAAACAAAAGAGAGTTTATTTAATAATACAATTAAAGAATGTATTTCACTAATAAATGATAAACTTAAGGATTCTGATATTAATATAAAAGAAAGTCTTTTAGCTGCAAAAGAAAATTTATTAGATAGAATTTATAATAATAATACTTTTGAAAACGATATAGCTAAGATATTAAATTTAAAAAATGATTTAAATAAATAAACCATTTATACATGAGTTTTTCTAAGTCTAAAAATATTGCAAAGATTAAATCTTTGGTAGAAGAGTTGTCTATAAGAGACCAAGAAGTTTTTGAGATGAAACAAGTTCTAGAACAAATTCTTGAAACATCCACTGATGGGTACTGGGATTGGCATATCGAAAAAGGGTATGAGTATCTTAGTCCTAGATTCAAAAAACAATTAGGTTACGAAGATAATGAAATGGATAATTGTTCTACTTCTTGGAAAGGTTTAATCAATGATAATGATTTAGATAAAATATTAATAGAACTTAAAAAACATTTTGATAGTAAGGGTGCTTACCCATTTAAAGTTATATGTAGGTACACGCATAGAGATGGTCATGAAGTAACAGTATTACGTAGGGGTACTGTAATCGAATGGGATAACGATAAACCAATAAGAATGGTCGGTACGCATATCGACATAACAAATTTATAGTATCATGAACAAGAAAAATGAAAACGGTGTAGTGCAAAATGGTTGGAATGAGTATTCTAAATTAGTTTTAGCTGAGCTGGAAAGACTTAATGAGAATGACGAAAAAATTCAAGAAACATTAAACGAGATTAATTTAAAGTTGGGTAAAATAGACACGCTAGAAAAAGAAGTTAGTAGCATAGCAAAATGGAAACGTTACATGGATGATGTTGCTAGCCCCAATACTTTAAAAGAGATGAAAAAAGATGTTACAAGTTTAAACACTTTTAAAACTGTAGCAACTACAGTCTGGGCTGTTGTACAAATAGGTTTCGGTGTATTTATAGCTTTCTTTAAAGAGGGTTAATTAGTTTACTGGGGTATTGACTTTCTAAAATTTTTTACTTATTGTTAGTAAAAATTAGAATATGATAACTAAAACAGGTAAGCAATTAATAACTCACGATTATATGAATTATAACGTAATTTATGGTACAGTAGATAATAAAAACCCAAAAAGTTTATACTTAACTATTTCTGCTTGGGGTCAGCCAAAACAACAACCAATAACTAATTACACTAAAGCTCTAAGAAACATTACGAAAAGATTAAAAATGGTTCTACATAATAATTTAGATTCAAAATTATTTCAAGTTAATAGAACTATAGTTGATTTTGATATGAGAGTATCTGGTATAGAATACGGTAAAAGAAGTTATATGAATTGTGAAATAACTTTATTCCAAAAAAATAGTTTTAAACTACAAGAAAAAATCATCAAAGATAATTTAGATGTTATATTAAATACTATCATCACAGATGTTTTAGATAATAACATTTATTTTGAATTTCAAAAAACTAAATCATAAATAAAGGTTTACCTTAATAAATCAAGGTTTTTTATTATCACTGACATATTTATAATATAAACAAAAGATATGTCTGATATTAAAATAGTGAAACCAGGTGAATGTGGGTTCGGTTATCTAATCGAACAAGATGCTGGTTATATATCTCCCAACGATAAAAGAAACAAAGATTTCATTAATGAAATTAATAAGTTAGAAAAGGGTGAGCAAGTAATAGCTGACCCACTTGTTTTATACGTAGTATTACAAAAGTGGGGTGTTAAAAATAGAAATGGTAGAATATACCCAAAAGATATTCTTGAAAGAGAGGTTGAGAACTATCAACAATTAATTAAGGAAAGAAGAGCTATAGGTGAGCTAGACCACCCAGAATCATCAATCATTGCTGGTGATAGAATTTCACATAATATATTAGAGACTTGGTGGGAAGGTAAAACTCTCATGGGTAGAATGGAAATCCTTATGTCACCAGGTTATGTTAAGTATGGTATCGTATCTACTAAGGGTGATGAAGTTGCCAACTTAATTAGAAATAATATTATGATTGGTGTGTCTTCTAGAGGTGTTGGTTCCCTTAAACAAATTAACGGTGATAATATAGTTCAAGATGATTTCGAAATCATATGTTGGGATGTTGTAACATCACCAAGTACACCAGGTTCTTGGATGTTCAAAGATAAGGCTGAAGCTAAACCATTTACTGAATCTACTAAAAAGGAAAATAATTTATTAGTAGACGATATTAACAAATTTTTATTAGATTAAAAAAATATTAATAAAAATGGCTTTTTGTGTAAGTATAACATATTTATAAACAAAGTGGAAATACTTTCTACTTATTAAATTAATAAAAAATATTAAATTAAAAAAAAAATGGCTGATAAGAAAAAATCAATTTTAGATGAAGCTCTTTTGGATGCGAAAAGAATCCAAGAGGCTCTAAATGCCAACTCAAAAGAAATACTTGCTTCAGTAACGAAGGAAGAAATTGACAGTATAGTGAAAGAATCTTTAGAAGAAGATTACCTAGAAGAGGATGTTGATGACACAGAAGAAGAATTAGAAGTTACAGCTGATGATGCTGGAATGGAAGATGAAGCTGAAGGTGAAATCGAAGTTGGAACATCAGACGATGAAACAGGTGATGACATTGAGAGCGATGAGCTTGAAGGTGATTACGAAAGTGGAATGGATGCAGAAGCATCAGATGACGAAATCGAGATGGACATGACAACAGCATCTGACGATGATGTTATTGCGGTTTATAAAAAATTAACTGGTGATGACGAAATCGAAGTTGTAATTGATACTGATGCTAGTGAGATTCAGATTTCTGTTGAGGAGCCTGGTGAGTATGTTATTAAAACAGACGAAGCTGGTGAGGAACCAATGGAAGAAGAGTACATGGAGGAAAAAGAAATGGAAGAAGGTGAGCACATGGAAGAAAAAGAAATGTGTGAAGATGACGCTATGGAAGAAGAGTACATGGAAGAAGAACACATGGAAGAAGGTATTGATGAAATTATGTATGAAATTGCATTAGACGAAGAAACTATGGAAGAAGGTGAGCACATGGAAGAAAAAGAAATGTGTGAAGATGACGCTATGGAAGAAGAGTACATGGAAGAGGAAATGACTGAAGAAGGTGAGAAGCTTGAAGAGTTAATTTCTAAGAATCATGCTGATGAAGGTAAAGCTGGTGGTGACTTGACTACAACAAAAGCCCCAGG